TCGATTGCCTGCTGGCGGCTTCCTTTCTGGTCCGGGTTGCCGGTTGCGCCTGGCGTCATGTTCGCGTTCGCTGGGCCGGACGGCAGCCCATGCGACTTGCGATACTCCTCAAGTGCCGCCGCCTCGCCTTCATTGAGTGGCGCAATGGTGGTCGCCGCAGTCCAGAGCGTTACCCCCGCCAGCGTCTCGCCGAGCGTTGCCAGACCGAGGGCGCGCAGCACCCACAGCGCCACGGGCGTCAGCGACAAGGCCGCAATCGCCGCCTCGATGGCCTGCGCCTGTTCGGGGTATTTTTCGATCAACGCCGTCATCTTATCGGCGGTCGCGGTGAGGCCGGGCGCTAGTCTGTCCAGCAATTGCTGGCCGGCAAACTTTGCGGCCTGCCCCAGGTCCATCGTCGCCCTATAGAGGCCGGTCATTCGATCGACCATGCCCTGATCCGGCACGCCGCGCTGATATGCTTCATGCAGATGTTCCATGAAGTAGCCAACGCCTCGCTGCGTCAGGTTCATGGTATCTTGATCAAGGCCGAGCAACCGCCCGATGGCGTTGCTTTGTGTCTTCGGCACGTTCTCGGAATAGCGGGCAAACTTCTCCAGGATTTGCATGGGCGTATCCTGGTAGGTGCCGCCGATCACATTGAGGCCGGCCAGGAACTGTCCCGGCGCCCCGAGGCCGAGCTTCAAGCCCTGCATCGTGTTGGCAAGGTTGAGCAGCGACGATTGCGCGGCATCAGCGCTACCGCCGTTCTCCGCGATCATGTTGCGGAAGGCGGCCAACTCCTGAACCGGCAGGTTGATGTTGCCGGCGGCGTAGCCCAGCGCGGTCAAGTTAGTGGTCGTGTCCTTGAGGAAGGCGCCCAGACCCGCGCTGCCGACCAGCACGCCGAGAAGCGAAAGCGCCTCCGTCTTGATGCCGGAAAAGAACTCGCCGGCTCGCTTGCCCTGCGCCTGCATCTCCTTGGCGGTGACGGTCGATGCCTCGGCGGTCGTTTTCAGATTGGCGCGCGTATCAGCAAGGCCCCGCTTGAAGGCGGAAGCATCGAGGCCAAGGCTGACGGTCAGTTCATCTACGACACTCGCCACGCTAGTCCTCCGGCTTCGCGGCAACCCGCTCGTTGTGCCGGTCTACCGCGACGATCTCCAAAAGCAGGAACACATCACGCAATCCATAGACGGTCTGCAATTCGCTCAGGGTGGCGAGTCGGGCTGAGATGACGACGGCGCAGGCTCGATCAAGGTTGACGTATTCGGCGTAAGATCGGCTATCATCCCCGCCGCCAAGGCTCGGAAGGTCGAGAGCCTGGAGGCCAGCGAAAAACCCAAATGGAGAGAAACCACCTCCTCATAAAGCTGGAGAATGGTAGCCGGCTCCTCAATCTGCCCCTTGATGATGTCCCAACGGGTCAGCGGCGACACGGCGCCCGGCGGCTGATACGACACCACGCAGGTCAGCAATTCATCAAGCAGCGGCTTGACCTCGAACCACGGCGCCTTGCCGAGCCCGGTCAGCACGGTCCCAATGCCGAGCGTCACAAACCCGGCGGCGCCCTGCGACATAATGGCCGGCGGCACATCGGCGCCGCTGCGGGCCAGCAACTGCATGGCGCGGATGAACCACTCGGTGGCCGGCAACGCGGGCTTTTCGGTCAGGACGAAGACGCCGCCCTTGTCCCGGCCTTCGGTGTCGATGGATATGGTGGCGGTTCGCAGCATCAGCCGGCACTCCCGATCGGCACCGGAATCACTTCTTGCCAGGTGATGCGGAATTTCCGGGGCTGCAAAACCTTTTTGGCATCGGCCATGGGTTTGTAGCGGGTCAGGAAGCCGGTCAGCATCTGATAGCTTCGCCCGATCGCCGTGAAGGTGATATTGCCCTGCGCGGCATAGGCGGCGGCGTTGCCTTGCTGGATTTGGTACCATGCCTCGAAAAATGACATCGACGGCGAATCGGCTTGGAGTGCCACGTTCTGCGGCTTCGGGGCATAGATCATGCCGCCGGACAGGATGCCGTCAACGCCCATCATCGTATCGGTGCTGTCCACGTCATCCATATCGAAGATGTCATCGGCGGCGAAGCCCTGGAGTTGCTGAGGCACCGGCAGGATCAGAGGAACCGAGATCAGGAAGACCGCATTGGCGCTGGTGATGTCCATTGTCGTTCTCCCTACTGGACCAACACGGACGAGAGGTTGATCTTCTGGATACTTTCGCCATCCATGTAAAGCAGGATGATCGTCGGCGATTGCCGCGCCGCCCTAACCTGGGCCGTAGCGGCCTGGATCACCAGATACCAGCCGGTCGTGCTCAACACCTGATCGATGGCAAAACCCGCGATGGCGTTGACTTCGCTGATTTGCGCGGCCGACAACGGTACGTTTGCCCGGATGGCGCCGAAGTTGAGCGCCGCCGACACCGGATCGGCCAGTGCCGCCCGGATATAGCCATAGCCGACCGGGTTGTAGGGGATGCTCTTGTATTGCGTCAGCATCTCCATCAAGGCCAACTGGCAGGCATTGTTCAGCCAGATTTGATTCACGTAGCTGTCAAGCCAGTCATACGGTCCCGTGACCTGGCCGGGATAGAGGAAGTCGAAATCCTGGTTGGCCGTCGCATAGGCGCCATAGAAATTATATCCGTTGGCAATCAGGTTTGCGGCGGCGGCGGCCGTCGTGACGCTGGGGCTCAAGCCACTCTGGTTGCGGAAGGCGGCGGTGGTGCGGCCGTTCGTAGCGTTGAAGTCGATGGACGCCACGAGGCCGCCCGTGAATGCCGCCAGATGCAGGTTCGTGCCCGCCGGCTCGTAAATCGGGAATGTCCCGCTACTGCCGGCCCGTTCCAGAATATAGCCTAGGGAATTTGTCGCCGTGGTGCTTTCGGTCGGCGTGATGTCGGTGTCCCAGGCCAGATAGGCATAACGGTTGTTCGTGCTGTTCGTCCAAGCGGCAAACTCCTGCTTGATCGTATTGCCGGAGCCGCCGTCGGGATCGAAAAGCGTCTGGAAGGTCGCCCAGTTCTGTGTCTGGGCAACGATGGTCGGCATGAAGGCGGCCGGCGTGGTGGCGACGGCGCCTTGACTCGTGATGGCACCCGTCGCTTGGGTCAGCGCCAGCGAAGCCGCGATGGTGCCGCTGCCAAAGCCGATCGTCGAACTGGCGCCCGTCGTGCTGCTGACCACCGTAAAGGCGCCGCTGATGCTGTCCCAGCTTACGGTCGGCAACACTGCGGTAATGGTCGTGCTGGAGGCGGTCTGAGCGCTTGTTACAGTGTAGGTGCCGGCGCCTCCGGTTCCTGTCAGCATGCCGGCGATGTAGGTGCCGGATGCGATGGAGCCGCCGCTGATCTCTTGACCCACGGATAGCGTGCCGCTGGTAACGCCGGTCACATCGAGGACCGTGCTGGTGCTCGTGATCGAGGCACCTGAACAGGTCGTGGCGGCGGTGGTCGTATAGACGCCTGCCCCGCCCGCGGTGCCGCTGACGAATGTGGCGATCTTGACGGTGCCGCTGATGCCGGTGCCGGTAATGGTGTCGCCTACCGATACCAGGCCGGTGACGCCGGAAATGGTCAGCGTCGTGGCGGGGCTGCCGCTCGCCGTGCCGGTGAAGGTGGCACCAATGGAGCCGGTCACGCTGGCCTGCGTCGGACCAGTCAAGCCAAGGGCATTCGTGATCAGTTCGGCGGCGGCAGAGAAACTGGTGGCGCCGGAAAGGGTGATGCTGCTGCTGGTATGGGCCGTGCCGTCGATCGTGACCGTGAGGACGCCGCTGATCGCCTGCAATTGCGCCAGCGTCAGGCTCGCCACGCTGCCGCCACGCAGCCACGCGCCGACATTCGTGGCCGGATATTGCGCCATCAGGGCAGCTCCCGGCAGCACCGTGCAGCCGTTGAAGCCATTGAAGTAGACCCCCAACTCAACGGCCTCATTGCTGGTCGGCCCGAAATAGCTGACCGCGCTAGCGGCGGTGGGGAAGCTGAGAACCGAACCGATGGGCAGGCGGGTGTTGGTGGTCAGAAACAACTCGATGAGATCGAGCGCCGCGCCACCGGCATTGACGACGCTGGGCACGACGGAAACGATAGTGCTGGCGGGGATCGTATTAAGCTGCGTGCCGGACATGGCGTCTCCTATGCGGCCTCGACCGCAGTGGTGGTGACGGTAAGCTGATCGGCGAACTGGCCGGTAGTGGTGATGGTCACGTTCGCCTGCATGCAGAGGTCGATGACCCAGCGTTCCTCAACCTGCTGTTCGCCGTTGTCGAAGGGCATCTGGCGCGGATCGGAGGTGTAAAGCGGGGCCAGGGCGATGCCCTGCGCGGCGAAGGCATCGACGCCGAACTGGTCGCGGAACAGGGTAGCGATACGGGCGGCATTGTCGGCCGCCGCCGGCCCATGCACATCGGCCTGGATTGTGACCTCGGTTTCCTGCGTCGCCGCCAAAGTGCCACAGAACAGCGTTGTGCTGGTCACCGTGGCGGCTGCGTTGACGGTATAGGTTCCAATGCCCCCCGGCGTGCCGGCGGTTTGTGCGGCGATCTGTAGGCCCGCAGGGACGTTGCTGCCATAGAGGGTCTGGCCGACATAGAGGATACCCGGCGTGGCGGCCGTGACGGTCAATGCGGTTCCGCTGATGCTGCCGGTGATCTGGGTATCCGACCATTCGTCGATGTTCATGGCAAGGCGATCTCGCAGGACCGGCCATAGCACCACGAAGTCAGCGGCCGTTGGCTCAGGCACACGGTTGACCTGGCCGCGAATGATCGGGACGTTGCCGCCGGCAGCCGAGGTCAGCCCGAACATTCCCAGCGCCGCGACAAGCGCGGTAAAAATCTGGGTCTGAGTAAGGCTGACCGTGGCGCTCATGCGGTGCGGCCATTCCAGCAGTCGCCAACCGAATAGCCGCCGTCGCTGTCGGCTTGGGGCAGGCGGGCATCGCCAGCCTTGGCGACCCCCGCGGTCTTGAGGGCAATCGCCACCGCCTGGGCCTTTGGCTTGCCCGCGTTTTCCTCGGTCGTGACGTTATGACCGATGTTTTCCTTACCTTTGAGGAGCGGCATCGATCAACTCCCGTTCTGGAGGGTGACGGCGCATTTCGTCCAGTCCGGCCAATGTTCCAGCACCTGCACGACCAGCCAGACCGTCCCATCGGGGAATGTGAACAGGTCGCCGCCTTTGAGCGCCGCGCGATCTACCCCCTCGATGTTGCCGCTGAGGTAGATGGCGCGGCGCGTGCCCTCGATGTTCAGGCCGCCCAGTTTCATAAGGTCGGTGAATGTGAGCGCCTGAATTTGCGCGGGCACATTGGGGACGATCGTATAGGCCGGGGTTTGCGTGCCATCGGGCCCAACGGCATAGCCGGCCGACATCCGCAATGTGCAAAACACCTGCGGATTGATGGCCCCGACCGCGCCGCTGACGATGGCATGCAGGTTCATGGGTCAGTCGATGACAAGATAGTTGTAGGTGCTCGTGTCGAGAGCGTCGCCGACCACGGTGAAGCCGGTCGAAACAGTGATGGTCGTGAGATGCGGGCGGGCGCCAACCGTGCCGCCAACCGTCTTGAGCGTGATGATGACGGATGAGTTAGCGGTGATGGCAGCCTGCGAAACCGTGACCGGGGTTGCGCCGTTGCAGACAAAGGTGCCGGCGGCCGTGGTCAGGGCACCAGCCGCGGCCACGGCTGCGGTAAAGCCGGCCCCGGTCACTGCGCCGGTCAACACCGTAGCACCCGAAGCATTGAGTGTCGTCGCCGAGACTGGGGCCGGTGTCGTTGCACCGATCGTTACCCCGTCTAGATTGGTTGGCGTCAGTCCGATCGGCACATCGCCCTTGGCCGTCCAGAATACCGTATTGGTCATGCTATCACCCCGTTCATGTCGAGATTTTGAAGTCCACGCTGCGCCACATGACTCGGGTGTGGACCAGCGGCTTATCGAATCCCTTTTTTCGGATCGTCGAGGGCGCGTTGCCGGGCACGCGGAAGTCCTGGATGGCCTGCTGCAACTGGCCTTTGATGATCTCGCCCATCAGGGTCAGCGTCTTGGCGGCATCAAAGGCCGTCGCCTTGAGGTTTGCCTCGATTGCCGCCGGCCACGTTTTCGCGCGCTCCTTGATCATGGTGCGGAAGAACGGCCGCGGCGGGATCGTGATCGTGTAGGCACCATGGGCATGTGTGCTGGCGAAATTGGCGTCCTTGCGTGCGACGAAGCGGCCTTGGCGCAGGAAATGGGTGCCCGCCGCCGCTACCTTCCGGTAGATCGTCACCTCGCCGGCCTCACGCGGGATCGTGGCGCCGAACTCATTGATGGCCGCCACATAGGCGATCGGGGTTCCATCCGGATAGGTGGCGCCGGCCAGGAAGCCGACCTTGACGCTCGGCGACGCTCCGGCCGTCTGCATACGATCCGCGATGCCCTGGAGCCGCGCCATCAGGCGGTCGCCGCCCTTCATCCCGGCCATGCGCCGCCCCTCCCGAGAATGAAGGGGAAGCTCTGCGCGGCAAGCGGCACCTGCGGAGCCATGACATAAAGCGCCGTCCGATAGGGGGCCAGCGCCTGCCAGGCCAGCAGGCCATACTTCGTCTGTGCCCACCACGCCGCCGAGCCGGGAACCGCCAAGTCAGTCGAGACATTGACCGACCCCTCGGCCGCGCTGGCGATGCGACCCACCAGCGGCGATGCCGGCTGGCCATTGATGGTCGCCAGCAATGCCGCGACGTGACTGGTGATCATGCCAAGAATGATGGCGCGGCGGCCGACATCGCGAACCGGACTGCATGGCGAGTTATCGAGGAAAAGACATGCCTGATCGAAATAGCCCAGAGCGGTCGGCATATCGACAGACCTCGCCAACTCCGGGTAACGCAGCGCCCAGATCGTATAGTTGAAGGTGACGATTCCGGCGCAACCCGACATCAGGCAACCTTTCCGGCCTCGACACCCGGCACATCGCCAACCCGCGCCGGGCGATTCATCTGCGGCACCTCGGCAAAATCAACCGCCTGGGCACGCGCATCCTTGTGCGGCGGCAGAATGATCTTGTCTTTGAGAAGCGGCGAATCGGCGTGCGTTTGCAGCCACGCCTCCCAGAACTCGGCGGGAACCGGCGTCAGCGCATAGCCGCCCTCAGTGGTGTCCGGAGCCCCCCACGGCCGCGCCCAGCCCTTGAGCGTAACTGTGGTTTCGCCGGCCAGGCGCCGAATCACGCCCTTGTCGCCGATTGCCTCATAGCGATCGAGGTTCAGCACGACACCATTGGGGGCCTTGCAGGCGATCAGG